CCCTCTTTATATACGTTTTCTTGACATGCGGGAGAAACGCGATCTCCGTATCTATAACCGTCAGATATGGGGGATAGTATACAACAACGCATTGCCTGATCTGAGAGCGGGCATGTCCGATTCGCTCCGCAAGGAAATCCGCAACCGGCTGGAGAAGTTGTTCCCCTGGCCGGACGGGAATGACAGTGCGTATCGTCCCGGATATCGTCCTCATTAGCTTTGAGAGTGCTAATGCAATTTTTGCATTATAGATTAATTATTATTTTCAGTCTGATAATTATATTGTAGTTTCCTTTTTATATATTTGCAGTGTCGTTAGAATGTGCGTATCATGTAATAAAGTTACTCACATGGGAAAACAAAGTGAATAATAAAAAGTAAAGAAGGAAGGTAATAGAAAATAATGTTGGACGTAAAGAACTTTAATATATTTATTTATAATGGCAAAAAATAGACTTGTAGTACCTTTCTTAAAATGGGTTGGTGGTAAAAGACAGCTTATACCAACAATAAAAAAAAGGTTGCCAAAAGGACTGTCAAATTGTTCTTACTATGAACCATTCATAGGAGGCGGGGCATTATTATTTGAATTACAACCTAAACGTGCTATTATAAATGATTACAACGAAGAACTTATTAATGTCTATAAAGTAATACGGGATAATCCTGATGAATTGATAGAAGACTTGAAAAAACATGAAAATACAGCAGATTATTTTTATGAAATTCGTGCTATTGATAGAAAACCATCGTTTAAAAATCTTTCCAAGATTGAGAGAGCATCACGGATTATATACCTTAACAAGACTTGTTATAATGGATTATATAGAGTAAATAACGCAGGAGAATTTAATTCTCCATTTGGAAAATATAAGAATCCGAATATTGTTAATGAACCTATAATAAGAGCTGTAAGTAAATATTTGAATACATCTAAAATACAAATATTAAGTGGTGACTATGAAGAGGTACTAAAAGATATACCAATTAATTCTTTTGTATATTTGGATCCTCCATATCATCCCCTTTCTGATAGCTCAAATTTTACGGGGTATATACAAGGAGGCTGGTCAGAAGAAGATCAAATTCGTTTAAGGAATGTTTGTAATTCGTTAAATGACAGGGGGATAAAATTCTTGTTGTCAAATTCATCAGCTGATTTTATAAGAGAAATTTATGCCGGATATAATATCCATATTGTAAAAGCCATTCGAGCTGTAAACTCAGATTCAACCAAAAGAGGACAAGTAAATGAATTTTTAATTAGCAATTATGAGTGATTCAAAAAATGAAAGTGCATGGGCTCAACTGTTTGAAAAATATAACATAGATGGTGCCATAAGTAGAGATGGTCAATATATTATTAGTTCTAAAGTTATAAATGAATTTAGAGAAGCTAGGTTAATGACAAAATTTGATCATCGCTTTCAGCTTCCTAAGACGTTATCAGATAGACAACTTTCTATTCTTCCAATTTCAAGAGGAGGATATATAATATCTAAAATCGAAACATTTGAAAATTTTATAGAAACTCCTAATCTTGATATTACAGAGTTTGCAATACCATCGCATATAGAAAGCCTTGATTTTTCAACAATAACAAGCGAGGCATTAGCGATTAATTGTGCGTATGTTTCCCGGATCATTGAAGATTTCACTCAAGATGAAAATTTAGTGCCGACTGTCAGTGGGAGAATGGGGTCACAAGCATTTAGTTTTAAAGTCCGAAAGTTTGGAGAAAAAAATTTGTTCCTTGATGTTGATGTTCAAAATGCACAAGTTGAGATTGACGGTGGATATGAGGGGGCTACATCATTAAATTTAATTGAAGCTAAAAATAATTTATCTTCTGACTTCTTAATCAGACAATTGTATTATCCTTATCGCTTATGGCAAGGTCGAATAATGAAGAAGATCCGCCCTATTTTTCTTACTTATACTAATGGTATATTTCATTTGCGTGAATATCAGTTCAATGAATTATGTAATTACAATTCCATAGTACTCATCAAAGAAAAAAAGTATCGTCTGAAAGATACTTCTGAGCAGCTTCTGAATATTGAAACAATACAAGAAATACTAAAGTCCATATCTATTGTAGATGAACCCACAAATGTACCTTTCCCACAAGCTGATTCTTTTGAAAGGATCATAAATTTTTGTGAAATATTATACAATAATATTGACGAGGATTACACGAAAGAAGCGTTAAGTTGCAACTATGATTTTAAGGAAAAGGATTCTTTCGATATGCGGCAGGTGGATTATTACACGAATGCTGCAATATATTTAAATTTAGTCAAAAAGAGCCAAGTAAATGATAAAACCGTTTTTGAATTAACTGATGTAGGCCTTTCTTTGTTCAAGACTGGAAGTATTGTTGAGAGACAATTGAAATTTATCAAATCAATATTGGCTCATAGGGCATTTAATAGGACTTTAGCACTATATATACAAAAAGCAGAAGAACCTACCAAAGATGAAATAGTGAGAATTATGAAAACTTCAAACCTTTATAACATTAATTCAGAAACAACATTTAGGAGAAGGGCTTCAACTGTTCTATCATGGGTTAATTGGATATTAGGAATCATCGAAGAAGAATAAGATTTCTGATATTATAAATATAATTGTAATTAATTATAAATGTAGGAAGACATATCTTTTAGAAGAAAAGCTTCTCTATCTTGATTTTGATTGAAACATTTATTATACTGAATACCCCGCTGTCCATGGATATGCGGGGCTTCTTATGTTCTCCCGTCCTTTGCCCCTTCCTTGCCGGTTACTAGTTTTGCCGAAAAGTAACCGTATGAACAAGAAACTGAAAGATGATTATATAAAGTTCACCCTCTCCCTGAATACCAGTGAGGCCCGTGAGGAACTGAACCGTCTAAACGCGTCCTCCCGTGAGCTGCAACGGACGAATGACGGCTTGCGCAATTCGATGACAGAACTGGTAGCCTCCGGCAAGAAAGGCAGCGATGAGTACAAACGTCTGGAGGCAGAGCTGAAATCCAATTCCAAAGTCATATCCGATAATAATGCGAAAGTGAAGATTCTCCGCTCCTCCATGAAGAGCACCGAGAAAACTTATGCGGAACTGGCCAAAGAAGCCCGCGGGCTTCAAAAACAGCTGGACAATACTGTCAAGTCCCTTCATCCGGAAGAATATGCCCGCTTGGAAAAGCAGCTGGAGGAAACACGAGAGGCGATGGCCCGTCTGCGTGGCGGAACCAATGAAACTTCCGGGTCATTCCTGAAACTGGGGAATATGAAAGCTATGGTGGTGGGATTTTTTGCGTCCGCCGGAGCGGCTGCCCTTGATTTTTTCAAAGACGGCATGTCCAAGGCAAAGGAATTTGTCAGGGAAAGTGTGGAGGTGGCCATTCAGGCTGACGGAGTTCTTCATGCATTTGAGAAGTTGGACCGCCCTGATCTTCTTGCAAACCTTCGTACTGCCACTAAGGAAACCTTGTCGGATCTTGAGCTGATGAAAGCAACGGTCAAGGCAAAGGATTTCCGGATCCCGGTTGATGATATGGGAAAATATCTGGCATTCGCCCAGTTGAAGGCGCAGCAGACCGGCCAAAGTGTGGAATATATGACAGACTCTATTGTGACCGGTCTGGGGCGCAAGTCGCTTCTTATACTGGACAACCTGGGACTTTCCGCCGCAGAAATCAATGAGGAGGTTGCCAAAACTGGTGATTTCATGAAAGGGGTGTCCAATATCATAGACCGCCAGCTAACACAATCCGGAGTGTATGTATCCGCATCTGACAAGGCTGCTCAGGCTGATGCAAGGCTGGAAAATGCCAAATTGAAACTAGGAAGACGGTTGTCCTGGCTTGGAGATTTATGGATCAGCCTGAAAAACAGAATGGCTGAAACTGTCAATACAACAGTATCCACCGCCAATGAAAAGTTTTATGAACAGAAGGAACGGGTCATAAGCCTTTATTCCGAGTATATGCCGTTGCTGGACCGGTATGATGAGCTGAAGACCAAGACCCGACTATCCTCGGACGAGCAGACCGAACTTAATTCCATCATCACCAAAATCACGGACAATATTCCCGGAGTGATAACCAAAGTGGGGGAATACGGACAGGCACTGGATATTTCCAGCGGCAAAGCCAGGGAGTTCGTGCGGCAGCAGAAGGTACTGTTGGAATATATGAACCGGGAAGCCATCAAGGAAGAGGAGAATAATCTGGAGGAATACAGGAAGAAATACCAGAACGCGCTGAAGGCGCAGCAGGCCGGAGGGGTGTATGTGACTTCTTCCATGAGCAATACCGGATATTCCACCTCCTGGTTCGATAATACTCCGGGCACACTGGCACGTATTGATGATGATGTCAGGAAGTATGGCGACATGATCAAGGGTGCTGAGCTCCGAATCCGGGAACTGCGGGGTGAGAGTCTGGAGAAGTCCCTGGAGGACAACGAGAAGAGGATCAAGATGCGGGATGAGTTCATCAAGATGAACAAGAAACAGCTAGAAACATGGCTTGCAGACGAAAAAAATGCGGACAGCGAGTACAGGGACATGGCCCGCACCATTCTTTCCGGCAAGACGGATATCCAAGTGGATCCTCAGAAAGCCAATGCGGTTAATGCGCAGAGTGTGAAACTGGAGGACTTGCAGAAAAAACATTTGCAGGAGCGTCAGCGTCAGGAGGAAGAACTGGAATACCGGATAACCCAAACCCGTATTGATGCTATGGAGGCCGGGGCTGAAAAAGAACTGGCACAGCGGGAACTTGACAACCGCAGGGAGATATCGCTTCTGCGGCGGCAGAAGGATGACTATATCCAGGCTGTAATCCGGTTTGAGAAAGAAAAGTTCGAGGCCGAGGAGGAACTGAAGGCGAAGAAGGACAAGCGTTATGTGAAAAAATCCTTTGACTCGCACTCGGTGTCCGTGGATACATCGGCATTTGACACGATCATCAGCAACACCACCAGACGTCAGAGGAAAGAGGGTTTGCGTGAGCAGGAAAGTGCATGGGACGAATATCTGATCAAATACGGCACCTTCCAAGGGAAAAAGGAGGCGTTGACGCGCAAATACAGGAATTTGATGGATAGTGAGTCTGATGCAGGCAGGATCGCATCCCTGCAAAAGGAGTTTGAGGAAGCTCTGTCGGCCCTGGATGTTGAGAAGTTGAAGCAGGAGATCAATTGGGAGTTGATATTCGGGGATTTAAGTAAGGTGTCTAAAAAAGAGCTTGACAAAGTCAGGGCACAGTTGAAACTGTTCCGTGAATCCGATGAGTATAAGAATATGGCTGTAGAGCAAAAAAAGGTTGTTGACGAAGCTTTAGACGGGATACAATCCGCCATTATTGACAAAGGCGGACTGCTTGGTGATCTTCCAGACCAGTTGGACAATCTGAGAAAAGCTCAGGAGGAACTGACCAAGGCTCAGGATGAATATAATATGTCCTTGGAAAGTGGAACACATGCCGAGCAGGAGGTGGCGAAGAAAAAGCTTAATACAGCATCCCTGAATGTCACGAATGCGAAAACGAATGTGGACAAGTCATCAAAGAAGGCTATAGACAATATAACCGGAGTCACCAATGCCATTGCACAGCTCGGGGAAGCGGATGTAAGTCTTTCCTCATTCGGGGATAGTGTCGGGTCATTGGTTGACGTACTCTCGGAATCCGGATCGAAGATAGGCGGGATTATTGCTGCCATCCTGGCCATACTTGACCAGATCGGTGACCAGGGGCTTGACAAATTCGTGGGAAATATACTGGAAACTGTGAGCAATGCCGTAGGAGGAATTTTCGATACGGTGGGGTCCATTTTTGGGATCAAGGGGGCCGGTGGTATTTTCCATGGCGCTGATTATTCCGGTTATAATGAGATGGTGGCGCAGTATGATAATCTACTGGATATCTGGGACGAGCTGCTTGACAAAAAAAAGGCATATATAAATGAAAGTTACGGTGCAGAAGCATCCAAAGCCGGAGAGGAAGCTCTGAATATTGCAAAAAACGAGCTGGATGTACAAAAGAAACTTGCCGAGGCACGTCTGAGTGCCGGCAGCAGTATCGGAAGTCACAGCCAGGGCTACAGGATGTGGAAAGGCTCCTACAAATGGGAAGGACAGAACTGGCGTGATGTCGCCGGGGAGATATCCAGGGAGTACGGTGTGACGTTCAATGAGATGAAAGATATGATCAATATGTCCCCGGAAGTCTTGCAGTCCATCAGGGAGAATTATGCCGGCCTCTGGTCTGTTATGGACGGAGAGTTCAGGAACCATCTGGAAAATATCATCAAATATGGCGAAACGGAAAAGGAAATACTGGAGGCGGTGAAGGAACAGGTTACCGGTATATCCTTTGACAGTTTTGAGGATTCTTACTGGGAGATGATATCCGATCTGGAGAACGGGAATGAAGAACTGGCCGAGAATCTGGAGGAACAGCTCCGCAAATCCATTATCAGAGCCATGATGGCCGACAAGTACAAGGAACAGGTCAGAAAACTATATGAAACCTGGGCAGAATATGGTGAGGATGGTTATACGAAAGATGAGGTTGATGCATTGCGTGAGATGCAGGAACAGTTGTCTGAAGCAGTGCTGGCCGAGAGAGACAGTCTGGCGGATATCTTCGGATGGGACGCATCCGGAAACTCTTATTCCCAATCCTCTTCCAAAGGATATTCCACCACCATGAGCCAGGAAACAGGTGAGGAGATCAGCGGACGGCTGACAGCCATGTATGAGTCTAATGTACGTTTGGAAACCAAAGGAACGGAAATGAATGCGAATATGCTTATTATTTCCACGGCAGCATTGAATATGGCAAAGGAACTTGCTGCTCATTCGGTGTGTGTCACGGAAATGCGCGATGTATTGCATGAATGCAACGATCATTTGGAGAAAATTGAAAAATATACCGGCATATTGAGCGGCATGGACGACACTCTTGCCGAGATAGAAAAAAACACAAAAGGAATGTGATTATGGAGAGGAATGCTTTTATTAATGGCAGGAATATCTGGAGTACATGGGGTGCGGAATTGATGGACGGAGCTTTGGAGGCTATACTGACACCCCCTCCTGTGAAGGACTATATCGAAAATGACAGCAGGTTGGAACATGGCATACAGATTACTTCATCGCCTGAGATCTGCAAGATGGATTCTAGGGAGCTCACCCTGCCTTTTTTTATTACGGGAAACTCGCAAAGTGACTATCTGGATAAATATTCGTCCTTTGTATCCGAACTGGTAAAGGGTAAAATTGCACTGAAAATCCCGGCACTGGGAAAGATTTACAATCTGTACTATCTGTCTTGCGGCAAGTATGGAAGTTACGGAAAATGCCGGGGTAAGTTTATGGTCAAACTCAAAGAACCCAATCCGGGCGACAGGAAAGATATTGTATGAAAATTGAGATCAGAAATTCAGCTGGTACACCATGTTATCAGGATGTTGTCAGAAAAGGCAGCAAACGTAAGTTCACTCTGATGAAGGAGGACTTTATACTTTTGAAGTTCTCCCTGAAATCTCCTGTCTTTTTCAAACTGGGCGACTGGACGGAGGACACACGTTTCGGACGGTTCGAACTATGCGATCTGTACAAACCCAAGTACAACCGTAAAACCGGGGCATACGACTATGAGCTTCAGCTTGACGCCTATTACTGGAAATGGAAAAACAAAATCTTCAAATATACCCCGGAGACGACCGGACAGGAGGCGTCCTGGAACCTGACCGCCCCGCTTGACGTACAAGCCGGTATAGTCCTTAGAAATCTGAAAGCTCTTGGTTACACATACAAAGGACAGGATTTTGTTTTCTCCATTGACAGTACGGTAGAGAACAAGTCCCAGTTGATGAGTTACGACAACATCAACATCCTTGACGCTTGTTTTGAGATGGCGAAGAAATGGGATTGCGAATGTTGGGTGACTGAAAACATCATCCATTTCGGGCGTTGTGAGTCCGGTGACGCGGTGGATTTCGAGATCGGGAAAAACGTGCAGGAAATGTCACAGTCAGAATCCCAGTCCACCTATGCCACCCGTATCTACGCTTTTGGTTCCACCCGTAACATACCGGCAGACTACCGCCCCATTGACGAGACCGTGGTTGTGAACGGCGTGGTGCAGCGCAGGCTGATGCTTCCCGAAGGCACTCCTTACATTGACGCTTATCCTGATATGACTACCGAGGAAGCCGTCGAGCAGGTGGTTATCTTCGATGAAGTCTATCCCCGAAGAACGGGCATCATGTCGGATGTCACCACTATCGAAGTGACGGACAAGGTGGAGAATGAGGACGGTACAACCACCGAGGAAAAATGGAATGCCTACCGCTTTAGGGACACGGGTGTTAACTTTTCCGAGAAATATATCCTCCCCGGTCAGGAGCTGAGGATACGTTTCGCGTCCGGGCTTCTCAACGGTTTGGAGTTCGCCGTGAAGTTCAATCCTGAGGGAAAGCCGGAGAAATTGGAGGATGGCGGATGGAACCCTGAGGCACAGCTTTGGGAGATAGTCAGGAATGAGGACTATGGCAGACCGCTTCCCGGTGATGTA